CTCAGTTGAAAGGATGTTTGCAAGTTCTGCCTCTGCGTTCAATCCGTGGATTGCTTTCAAGTCTTGAGCAAGTTCTAGACTGTACTCTGCCTTTAACGCACGAGACTTCGCTGTAACAGTGACTTTCTCGATTGAGAATGCCATCTGGTTAAACGCTTGATCTCCTGTGTTTAACTTTTCAGCAGTGTCAGTATTCATTCCCTGACCTACGTTGTAGGCAGTAGATGTAGCAGAACCAACTGGGTTAAGAACAGCAGGGTTTGTACCACTCTGTGGCCCTGTTGTACCCATACCAGCAGCACCATCAGATTCTGTTGATGTACCACCTTTGTTGGTACCTGAGAATGCTGAGTCTACCTCATCGAAGAATGTCTCACTTCCGTTGAGAGCACTGTAACGAGATCTCATTGCAAAGATTAACCCTGTTGGGCCACTCATTGGTTGTACACCAGCAAGATCGTATGCCACCAAGTTAGGCATTGAACGACGAATCAAGCTGATTAGTACTGGATCGAAACCTGCAAGTGTTTGGTTACCACCAGACTGATATCCAGTGTTACCAACTGACATAGTTGGTTGCTCAGTTAGGAATGAACCTGACTGATCAAATGCTTGCTGATCTCTTAAAAACTTTTCTTGGTTTTCTAACAGGACGGCAGTAACCGCTTTACGATGATTGTCTTTGATTGGATCAAGACCTTCATACTCTAGAAGAGGCTTCCACTTTTCCTGCAATTGTTCTGTTTGGAACATTTGCTTTTTACCTATAAAGATTAGTGTTTAGTTTGAATTAATATTAAATTCAGTTATTTAAATCTAGAAAGTGTATTCATATAAGCAGCCATTGAACCAGTGACATCATCACCAGCATGGTCTACTCCTTCTGAAAGAGTTTCTGATTTAGATGAAGTAGCAGGTTTTGAAGTGAAATAAGATTCCTTCAGTGTCTCTAACTTCTCACGATATGTTTCTTCACTATCAAACTCTACACTTTCTGCAAGTGAAGCGAGCTTCTCTTTCTGAGTGGACGCTAATCCTTCAGAAACATCTGTGAGTATGCCATCAGCAACAGACTCTCCGAGTCTCTTGTTTAATCCGATGTTCTTCTCAATCTGCTCATTGAGTTTGGTCTCCATGTCATCAAGTTTTTCTACCATAGATTCAAGTACATCATATTTGTCGTCAGGAATAGTTACATAATGTTCTTCAAAAAGACCTTTCATTCCCGCTAGGAATGATTCTGTAAGTTCAGTCTTAAGTCCGTGCTCTACTGCGAGTTGGTTTTCAGTCATCCACTCTTCAGATACGTACTCAAGATATGAATCAACACGCTCAGAAAGTTCTTCTCTTGCTTGAGCAATTTCTTCCTCAATAATTTCTGCGTGTGCTGCTTCGATTTCTGCTCTTGCTTCTGCGACACGAGAAGTAACAGCAGCCTCAAAGATTGTCTTAGCTTTTGCCTTGAACTCTTCACTGAGTTCTTCTCCGCCAAGTAGAGCGTTGACATCATCTTCGATGTCTGGAATTGGAGTTTCTTCTACAGTCTCTTCCTCTGCTACTACTTCATCAGTAGTCTCTTCGGTTTCAGCGACGATTTCTTGTTGATCTTCAGTCTCAACAGTTTCTTCTTCTTTCATGCCTTTCATTGGTTCTGCAGGTTTTGCTCCTTTAGTAACTACGTCTTTAACTTTTTTAAGAGTAGAACCCGGTTCCTTCAGCTTTGCTGAATCGTTATCTGGTTTGTAATTATCAGGTGTAGGGCCTCCGAGATCCTCAACGCTTCCTAGTTGAGTTCCGGGATCTGCCATTGTTGGCATGGAATCTGCAGGTTTAGCGTTGGCATTCACGGCAGTCTTAGACTGTTTAGTTCCAGCTGCTACATCCATTTCTTGTAATTGTTTCTTAGCCATTGCTTTTTATTGCTCCAAAAGTTATTTAGATTATTGAGAACTATAATTTATTTAGAAAAGTTATAAATTAGACAGAAAATCACTGAACAGATTTAATTTCTGCTCATCTAGTTTTTTCTGATCGACTAGAGTGTTAATCTGTTTATATGTTTTAGTTGCAAAC